GGTCGCGCAATGGATGACGTAATCATCTCAGCGGCACTTGGTACTGCGCAGACAGGTAAAGACGGTGCGACAGCTACAGCATTGCCATCAGGTCAGAAAATCGCGGTTGCGGCTTCTGGTTTGACAATTGCGAAGTTGGTATCAGCGAAGGAAATCTTGGACAGCGGCAATGTTGATCCATCTATCCCTCGTCACATCGTTGTTTCACCTAAGCAGGTTTCTGACTTGTTGAACAACACGACTGTAACATCAAGCGATTACAACACTGTAAAAGCGTTGGCGATGGGTGAAATCAACACATTCGTTGGCTTCCAGTTCCACGTAAGCAACCGTCTAGGTACAGATGGTTCAGGTGATCGTCAGGTTATCGCATTTGCTGGTGACGGCATCAAACTAGCGGTTGGCAAAGAGCCAGCAGCTCGCATTGATGAACGTGCTGACAAGTCATACGCTACGCAAGTCTACTATTGCCAATCTATCGGTGCGACACGCATGGAAGAAAGCAAAGTAGTCGAAATCGCTTGTTCTGAATAAGGAGACTAACTAATGGCTACTGTATATTCAGCACAACGCACTAACACACGCGCTACTCCAGCCGTGATGAACAAAGCTAATGAGCTTGGTGGACGTATCCGCGTAGCTCATGGCACATACGAAGCATCTGCTCTAGCGTCTGGTGACGTTATTGAGATGTTTGTTCTGCCAGACGGCGCACGTTTGTTGGAAGGCTCTTTGGCGCATGACGCGCTAGGTGCATCAACAACATTGTCTGTAGGCTATGCAGCACACACAAACGCGGCGGGTACAGCAGTATCTGCGTCAGCGGCGGCATACAAAGCAGCAGCAGCGTCAACATCTGCGCAGAAGGTGGACGTTCTTGCAACTCTAGCTCTAGGCTCAGGCTCAGAGACAGACACAAACGAGGACGGCGTTGCCATCACTGTAACAATGGGCGGTGCTGCTGGCACTGGCACTATTGAACTTACAGTCAAGTATGTGGTTGACTAATTAGAGCGGGGCGGGAAACCGCCCCCTCTTTTAGAGGATAAGAGCAAATGCCAAGTACAGTTGATATTGCAAACTATGCGCTAAACAATTTGGGCGCGTCTAACATTTCCTCGCTGGACGAAAACAGTAAGGCGGCACGAATTGTTAATCAAAGATATGAAGCTGTACGCGATGCGGTGTTTCGCGCACATCCTTGGAATTGTCTAATTGAGCGAGCGCAGCTTGCACAAGACACAGACGCACCTGCATTTGGTTATGCATATCAATATGCACTGCCGACTAATCCCTATTGCTTGCGCGTTTTGGAATTTTCCAATGGGACATTATCGTATCCCCAGGATAACATCACAAACAACTCTGGTGGCCCAGTGTTTGTTATAGAAGGCCGAAAGCTACTTACTGACGAGGCAATAGCGCAGATTAAATACATTGGTCGCGTGACTGACCCACAGCAGTATGATGCAAGCCTTGTCGAAGCACTTGCCTCTCGACTTGCTGCCGAAGTGTGCTACGCAATCACTGGATCAACATCTATGGTTCAAATCCAGACATCACTGTATGAGGCGAAAATAAACGAGGCTCGCTTTAACGATGCGACAGAAGGTGCAACCCAGCGCCTAGAGGCAAGCGACTTTATTGAAAGCAGGTTCTAAATGGCACGTTCCGCACCCGCGTTTAGCTCGTTTACGGCAGGTGAGATCAGTCCACGCCTAGAGGGCCGCGTTAATATTGAGAAATACACTGAGGGTTTGTCTGAATTAACAAACATGGTTGTCATGCCTCATGGTGGCGTGACGCGCAGACCTGGCACAGAATATCTTGGTGAGGTGTCTGACAGCTCAGTTAAGACGCGTCTTATTCCGTTTCAGTTCAAAACATCTGACACGTACATTCTTGAGTTTGGCGATCAGACCATGCGCGTTTACCGCAATGACTTGCAGGTGTTGAACGGAACAGACAAAAACATCACTGGCGCAACTCAGGCTGATCCTGGCGTAATCACAAGTGCATCACATGGTTTTAGCGATGGCGACGAGGTTTACATTGACAGCCTTGGCGGCATGACGGAGCTAAATAATCGCAACTATAAAATTGCCAATTCTACCACAAATACGTTCACTTTGCAGGACTTATTTGGGAACGACATAGATACGACAGGATTTACTGCCTATACATCGGGCGGTACTGCCACAGAGATTTATGAGATTGCAACGCCTTATGCGGCTGCTGACTTGTTTGATCTGCGGTTCGCGCAGTCTGCTGACACAATGTACATTGTGCATCCCTCATATGATATACGCACACTGACGAGGACGGATCACAATGCGTGGACATTTGCTACGTTTACTATCACTGGAACGCCAACACCTTCACTAAGTGGATCCAATAACCGCCCCAGCGTTGTGTCGTTCTTTGAGCAGCGTCTTGTGTTTGGCAATACGAACAATAATCCTCAGACGTTGTGGTTTAGTAAGAACGGTAGTTATGACGACTTCACTGTTGGTACAGCAGATGACGATGCGCTGATTTACACGATTGCGTCAAACCAGGTGAATGCGATCCGCTTTCTGTCTGCTACTCGGGTTTTGACCGTGGGTACATCTGGCGGTGAATATGTGCTTACATCTACAAACGATGGGCCTGTTACGCCGACAACGACATTGATCCGCAAGTATTCCAACTATGGCACGGCATTGATTGAGCCTGTGCAGGTTGCGGACGTTACGCTGTTTGTGCAGCGTGGGAACAGAAAGATACGTGAGTTTAAATTTGTCGGTGATGTGAATACTGGCGGTTATTCTGCGCCTGACATGACGATCTTGGCAGAGCATATTACCAATGGCGGCATTGATCAGATGGCGTTCCAGCAGGAGCCTGACAGCGTTGTGTGGTGTGTGCGTAATGACGGCACACTGCTCGGCATGACGTATCGTCGAGAGGAACAAGTTGTCGCATGGCACAAGCATGTGATTGGTGGATCATTTAGCAGCGGTCAGGCTGTTGTGGAAAGTATTGCGACACTGCCGACAGATACGGGTGAAGACGATCTGTATATGATTGTTAAGCGTACCATTAACAGTACGACTAAAAGATACATTGAAAAGTTAAAGTTGTTTGACTTTGGCGAAGATACAACATCTGCATTTTTTGTGGATAGCGGGTTGTCGTATAGCGGCAGCGCAACAACAACACTGAGCGGCTTGTATCACTTGGAAGGCGAAACGCTGCAAGTTCTTGGTAATGGCGCAACACACCCTGACGAAACTGTGAGCAGTGGCGGCATAACTCTTGACTACTCATCAACGACTGCTGCCGTTGGGTATGGCTACGACAGCACAATGCAAACGCTGCGCATTGAAAGCGGATCTGTGGATGGCACAAGCCAAGGCAAGCCAAAACGCATTCATGCAATCACGTTGCGATTTTATGAAACTGTTGGTGCTGAAGTGGGCAACGACAGCGGTGAGATAGACCGCATATTCTTCCGCGACAGTTCAATGGCAATGGATACTGCGGTGCCGTTGTTTACGGGCGACAAAGACATTGAGTTCGATGGTGGCTTTGATGACGATGATCGTGTATATATTAAACAAGGGCAGCCCTTGCCCATGACAGTTCTAGCGTTCTATCCACGCATGAACACGTTTGATAAGTAGGTGTGACTGATGTGTAACCCTTTAGCACTCATATCAACAGGAATATCAGTTGTTGGGGCCGTGCAGCAAAAGAGTGCGGCAGACAAAGCTGCGGCTGCGGCACTGGCGGCAGGCAACTACAACGCCACTATCATTGAGCGTGACATTGAACTACTTGAGAAAACTCAAGGCATTCTCAATGCAAACTTTCTTGTTTCGCAAAATCGAGCGGCTGATGCGTTTGAGCGCGAAGTGCAAGGCACAGCTCGGGCTGGATTTGGTTATGCAGGCTTTGACATGAGTACTGGCACACCAATTGCAGTTTTGCGTGAAAATGCGCGTGAGTTTGATTATGAGCAAAAGGTTGCTGCGTTTGAAAACTCTTTGAAGAATATGCAGATTGATGACGAGCAAGAAGGATTGCAGATGGCGGCAGAGCTGTCACGCATGGAAGGCGGCATGGCGGCTGCATCCGCTCGGGCATCTGGCACTGCATCAATGATCAACAGCTTGTCTAATGTGGCAACGACTGTTTATGAAAACCCAGGGGAATTTGGATTAGCATGAAGATACCTGTCTACAGAAGTCGCGCTATAAGCCAACAAATCAGACCTGGTTCGCCTTTGCGTGGAACTGTGCGTATGAACCCGCAGGCGATGGCGCAGGCAGAGCTTGCTAAGGCCGAGCCAATGAAGGCGCTGCTAGATGGTGCGCAACAGTTTGCCACTGCTCGCTGGCAGGCATCTCAAGAGGCGCAGTACAACGAGGCTGCGTTGGCAATTGAAGAGGGCATGCGCGAGGCAGAGTATACGTTAGGCAAATCAACAGACATTTACAATGTGCTGGATGGTGAGAATAACTGGCAGAGCAGCATGAATGAGCTGCGCGATGCTACGATTGCAAGCGTTAGCAACAGATCGTTGCAGCGCAAGTTGAGCTATGCGTTTGAGCAAAACGAGATTGCT